GATCCATGACCACCGAACGATATTCTTTTGTAATTTCACAATTTCCATTATAGGAATTTTCAAAAAAATATTTTGAAAGAGGTGGAACATGTGCAAGACACTGGACTGCCGTGGAGAAATAGCATGTGTTGCCGAGATTCACGAGTCCTCTCATCTCTTAGAGAGATGGAGCGTTTTGTTTCTATCAGAAAGATGCACCCTCAGAGTCGCAATTTGTTCAATGAGTGGGATCCGCTCATCCAAAAGTACAAGAACCTTCCAAATGTGGAGGTTGAGATTCGGCTCGGTCGCAAGTCCAAGACCACCTTTGATACAAATGTAGGAAAGGATGCTTTTGAAAAGGTTTTCCGTGCTCTTGTAAAGTACGAGGGCTGGGAAACGAGCCGGCATTCCAAGGCGACTGTGTATTACTTTGAGGGGTCCCGCCGTCTCACGGTCGACGAGGAGTCTGACGAGCAGGACGGGTGCACAAAGTCTCGGGTGTGCACAAACGACTTCAAGATTGAGGATTCGAGCCTGGATGTGCGGCTTGGTATTTCCACAGAGGAGCCGTGGGAGTATGACGGGGAGGAGGTGAGCACCGAGCAAAAGGACAAGGAGCGTTGGTCTTTTGTTCGGAAGAATTTGTCTATTGATTTAACAATCATCAAGGGAACTCCTGACGACAAGGATTCTGATGACGACACAATTTATCAAATTGAGCTTGAAATTATCAAGCCACGTGATGTTTCTTCAGAGAAGGAACTTTTCAATATTTTGTACAAGATTTTTGACGTTCTCAAGTGCGTTTGACCTTGCGCTTCAGACGACCGACTGCGCCAGTGGGTGGCGCCTTTGCGACCACGTTAGAATTCCATTTTGCTTTGAGTTTCTTCAATTGCGCATCCGTCATTTTTCCTTTGACGGCTGCACGAATTTCATTCCATGTCCAGTTCTTCTTCGAGTTCAATCCAGCAATTTCTAGCGCGTTTGAAAAGTTTGCAGAGTTTTTAGGAATATTATAAACATAATTGAGTGTCTGGTTCTTGGGCGCACGAGGCTTCTTGGGAAACTCACGCCCGCGGAACAGGTACTGGTTCTTTATGAACCGTTTGTAGGCTGAGTTTATGTCCGCCTTGAGTGGCTTCCCTCGTGCACCCGTCGGCAGGCTCTTGTAAATTTTCATAAACTCTGCTTCGTTTCCGTTGTGATACAAATTATTTCCCAAATTTTGTCTAATTTTATATTGATAATTCAACTCAAGTGCAAAGTTATTATTCCCCTCGGATGACACGGAACCTTGCGGGCTCGGTTTCTTGGGCGGGGCTGGCATTTTAATATTCAACGGGAATGCCTTGGATTTTATGTGAGCAATTATATTCGCCGGCTTCATCTTGGCATTCACTTGTGCGATATTGGCGTTTCGTGCAATGGCTATGAGCTCCGCCTTTGTGAGGCGCGTTGCCTGCTTTCCGTTAATCTTGAGTGAGCCATTCTTCTCCTTTGTAAAGTTGTGAAACTTTTTTGAATTATTTATTTTTACATTGTTGGAAATTTTAAAAATTTCCCGAACAGCTTTTGGAATATTTCGGCCAGCCTTGGTGTAGGTGGATATGACCGTCTTGCGACCAGCTGCTATCCCCTTGGGAATGGCGTAAAAGTAAGGCTGTCCGCCAGCTCCCGGGCGCACGTAGTATCCGTTCTTGACTGCGTTCCAGCTTGAAGCGCGCCGCGCGGCAGGACCCGAGTACTCCGTCTTGTTCGACGCGACATTGAGCGGAGCTCCTGCGTTTCTGAAGATTCGCATAGTTGATTCGGGAATGGGCTGTCCGGCTGCTTCGAACGCCTTGCGCACCTTGGTTGCGAGTGGCCCGAGATCCACCGTGCCGTTGAGAATGGTAGGTCCCTGTTCAAGTTTGCGGTAGTACTCATATGGATAAAGGCGGGGCTGACCGTCTGGACCTGGACGAATGTACCACCCACGCGGGACAGGACTTATGAGTTTGTCCCACGTGCCCGCGGACGGGTTCCTGTTCATGGCCCGTGTTGATGCGTATGACCCAAACACCTCATCTGCGTAAAATTTGTACTTTGTAAAAAACTGCTTGAAAAGTTCTGGCGGGATATCTACGTACTTTGAAGAGAACAGAATTGTTCCATTGGAAAAAAACTGAAATGTAATCTTGGGCTTGGCAAACTTTACAGTCAACGCGGGAGCTCGTACCTCTGGAAGTATCTCCTTTGGTTTTTCTTCGAGCATGCCTTCGGGAATATTGTGAACTATATAATTGCGAAATACTGGAAGGTCGATAGACTTGTTCACTTTGAATTTGCCGTTAATGTTATTGATTGTAGGCGTCATACGTATAGTAGCTGCTGGCACCCACTTGTTCTTTATGCAGAGCCGATAAATTTCCTCGTAATTTGCGGGACCACTTATCTGTATCTGACTTGACTGAAACACAACGGTTGTCTTTCCGTGCTTGGCTGCGACATACTTGACATGTTCCGCGCCTTCACCTATCCACCCGCGCCCTTTTACATACCGGATCCGAGGTTTTGAACGCAGAGTCAGGTATCCTGCAACCTCTGTGAAGCCGACAGGAGCTGATTCAAATATAGAACTCAGAGTTACTGGTATCTTTAAAGTACTAATTGTTGATATTACAGATGGTTTTGAAATTTTAAATCCTAGTCCGGTATTTTCCGAAGAATTCCTTTTTCTCCGGAAGATTGCCTGAATCTTTCGAGCCGCCTCTGCCATCTACTATGTTTCGCATATTTTAATCTGTCATTGGAATATCGATCCCAAATATGAAAGGCTGTGAAGAGTACAAAGTCCCGTTGTACTCGCGCGATTCCGTCCTGACCTCAATTTCGCGCGAGCTGAACGGACCTGCGTAAAAGTCCTGGTTGAAACGCACCGTCCCAAGATTGTTCTCGCGGCAGTGCGTGTTGAAGTGCGTAACAAATGTCCTCTGAGGAATGAAGAGGTCCTTTCCGAACCGAACCTTTTCGGAGCACAGGAAATGCTGGAGCGAGTTGGTGACTGTTGCGATCTGGGTCTGAATCTTACGAAAGTATCCTGGAAGAACATTCCAAATGTCCTTGTCTGCGTATTTGTGAGCATAATCGAGGTAGGCCCGAATGCATTTGCACATGATTGCAGGAAGTTCCTTCTCGAGCTTGTGCTCCAGGTGTGGGTCAGAAACCTCCGGAGCAATCTGGCGCCCAAAGTTGACGGTTGCAAGACGGCGCAGAATTGATCCTGAGTTGTCCTTCCAGTTTGGAACCTCATTCCCGCCCAGAATACCTGGAGTCTTCCACTGCAAACTCACAGCCGACTCATTCTTGCGCGCAATGCTCACATCCTCGCCAGACACGAGAGACTGGAACTCTGCCTGCTCGAGCGCTAGATCGCCCTTGACCTCTGGGCTGATGAAGACGAACCCCTTGTAAATACTTGAGAGACCGAATTTACGCTCGATATTGTTCGAAAGAGTCGCGACATCCTCACACTCGTAAAACTTGCGGCAGACCTTGGTGATCAGCGTCGACTTTCCAGACTGGGCGATACCCTTGAGGAACGGGATAATTTGCCACCCGTCAAGCTCGTTTACATCAAAGCACAGACGACCGATGAAGACGTAGATCCACCGACACACAGCCTCTTCGAATTTCTGATAATCAAGAACAAGCTGCATATTCGGAGTTGGAATAGTGTACCAGTCCTCCTTGTCATCGTGAGGGTCAAACGGAAGGTCAAAGTACTTGCAGCTTACAAGAGTCGGGTCGAGCTCGTGAAATTCGTGAGAGTTGTAAGGGTAAAACTTGATGCGATACTGTTCAGTCTTTGCGTCCCAGTCCTTTCCCACGAGCAGACCATTCTGAAACGACCAAACGTGCCGATCCTTTTGAATTTCCTGAAACTGAAAGTCGTGACAGTTGTTCAAGTGACGCTCGAGATCCGCAACGAGATTTCCACGGCTCGTGAGCTGCTTCCAACGCTCGGGCTCATCCTCCTTTTGAGTCGTGTCGTAAATGAATTTCTTAATCTCCTTGACCGGTCGCCACGCCCGAGTGTTGCGAATCTGCACACAACACTGACCCTTGTACCGACGATAGCCCTCGTCATACGCCTTGGAAAGGAGATACAAAAGCAGCTTTTGATACGGACTCGTGGTTTCGTCATCCTTCAGAGATGTGTCACTGTCATCAATCGCAAGAGTCGGGTTGTTGATCCGATTGAAACGCCTGTCCCAATTCTTAAACTGCTCAAACATCTCCTTGCGGTCTGTTATGAGCCGGCGGACACGAAACTCGAGAGTAAACTCGTCATCGTTAATGTCCTTGCTTGAATTTTTACTAATTCCCATAGACTCAATTCGAGCCAAGATATTCCTGCATTTGTTAATGTACAGGTCCTTACTGTCTCGAATTTCGCGTTCCTTGTATTCAATAGGAAACTTGTCAGAGTCTCGCCTCTGGGACACTGGAAACAAGACGAACGCCCAAGCATTCGCAGCTGCAAGTGAATTTCCCCGAGCATGAAACAAAGATTCTTTTTCCATTTTCAAAATATAGGTGCAAAAATCTTGTTCGGTCCACGTGTTGACTTCATTTGTTTGTTTGACATTTCGAATAGCCTCAACGTGCTCAGGCGTAATGTCACGGTTTATTGTGTGAACCTCCATGTTCTATTAGCACCGGTCTTTTTTAAGCCGTCTCCTCCACAGGGCTTGAAGGAGGGGCTGACACACATTTGCAGACGGAAGCCTTGCCAATTGCAGAAAGAATCTTTACGAGAATCTTGTTCTGGAGTTCTAGGCTCGTTGCAATCCGCTCTGTGGCATCCTTGGTGGACACGAGCGCAGTGGCGATAGTCTCACCCTCATCAGTCGCCAGGAGGCTGCCTAGAGCCTCGAACATATCAGGGTACTCCTCCATCTCATCATCCTCCTCATCCAGATCAATTTCCTCCTCGGGCATGGGCTTGGGTGGGGGCTGGGCACGGCGAGACATGTAATTTGGGTCAAGAAATTAAGCATGTTGATTTTTCGCATGAAACTATTTTCGCAGCTAATACTAAATGCCTGGTGGTGGTTTGCTTCAACTTGTCGCTTATGGCGCCCAGGATGTGTACCTGACGGGCAGCCCAAAGGTGACCTTTTTCCAATCTTCTTATCGCCGTCACACGAATTTTGCAATGGAGCTGGTCCAGCAGAATCTGTCAGGCGCTGGTGGAAACGGCGGTCTCCAGTCGGTTGTAATTTCCCGTTCTGGTGACCTGGTCGGCGACATGTTTGTTGCCCTGACTCCAACGACTACTTCTGCAGCTCAGCTGACGACTAACAATTCCGTAGCAGATATGTGCTGGGTAGCAGAGCGTGCTTTTGATTCAATTAGCCTTTACATTGGTGGTCAGCTGATTGATAAGCATTACCAGACGTGGTTCCGCCTGTTTGCTGAGGTCTTTCTGCCAGAGAGCAAAAAGATAAACTACGGCAAAATGACGTCACTCTCACTGAATCAGAATAACCTTACAGGCACAAACACGTCCGTTGCCAAGGTTCATCTTCCTTTGATGTTCTTTTTCAACCGTTTTCCAGGTCTGTTTCTCCCACTGATTGCTCTTCAGTACCACGAGGTCCGTATCGATTTCCAAATTTCAGCAGTTTTTTCCAACTATTTTGGAACAAACCCCATCGAGGTCTGGGCAAACTACATGTACCTTGACACCAAGGAGCGTGATGCATTCGCAAAGCTGAACCATGAGTATCTGATTGAGCAGGTTCAGTACGTAGCACCCGACCCAGTAGGCGTTTCAAGTGAGAATGCCCCTTCAATTATTCGCATGCAGTTCAATCACCCAGTCAAGGAGATTATTTGGTGCTACATGAACCCATCGTACCCACAGAACACAAATGCCATGTGGAACTTTACGAGTGGTACAGCAAACGTAAATGTAACCGTCGACACGAATAAGATTGCCCTGAACGGTACAAATGTCAGTCCTCATACTCTAGGTTCCCCTGTACTATTCATTCCGCCAAGCCTTACAAACTCTTCGAATCTTTACGTGTATCAAACCAGTGCCGTTACGACTGGGTCCAATATTGCAGTCCAGTCCAATGTCCTCACAGGAAACGCCATGTGGATCGAAGAGGGCGTGCCATATTTCCCCAACTCAAACACAGCATATGGCTACGAGGTTGGCCCCCTTCACCAGTTCAAGTTCCTTCTCAACGGAACTGACCGGTTTGTTCCCCAGCCAGGGAATTACTTTAACAGCTATCAGCCGTACCAGTATCACATGGGCACGCCTTACCCAGGAATTTACGTTTATTCATTTGCTCTCAAGCCACAGGACCTTCAGCCAAGTGGTACATGCAACTTCTCCCGTATAGACATTGCCCAGGCGGCTGTGTACCTGAAGACGGGTATGCCTACGAATCTACTCCAGCGGATGTATGCCGTGAACTACAACATCCTTCGGATACAATCAGGACTTGGAGGTCTGGCATTCTCGAACTAGAGAAACTCGTAAAATTTTTTTCTTTGCTAATATTACAAAATGGGTGGTGGTCTTATGCAGCTCGTAGCCTATGGCGCTCAGGATGTTTACCTCACGGGTCAGCCCAAGGTGACCTTTTTCCAGGCGGTCTACAAGCGTCACACCAACTTTGCGATGGAGAACATCCAGCAGACGGTGAACGGCACCCCCACCAACGGTGGCCGTGTGTCCGTGACGATTGCCCGCAACGGCGATCTGGTCGGTAATATGTATGTGGCTCTTCTTCCCAGCGGCTCTCTGCTGACGACCACGTCCACCAACACTCTCGCTCCAGACACGTGCTGGATTGCCGAGCGTGCAATTGCCGATATCGAGCTGACGATTGGTGGCCAGCGCATTGACAAGCACTACCAGATGTGGTTCCGTCTGTACGCCGAGGTGTTCCTGGGCGAGTCCGACAAGATTGCATATGGCAAGCTGGCTTCCACGTCTGTTACCCTGGATTCCTCAACGAACAAGACCTACGTGTACCTGCCACTGCTCTTCTTCTTCAACCGCAACCCAGGCCTGTACCTGCCCCTGATTGCCCTGCAGTACCACGAGGTCCGCATGGATTTCGACCTGACCAACTACTACTCCAGCTATTTCGGTTCCAACGCTCTGGAGGTCTGGGCCAACTATGTGTACCTGGACACGGAGGAGCGCCGCCGCTTCGCCCAGAAGGGCCACGAGTACCTGATTGAGCAGGTCCAGCACACGGGCGGTGATGCCATCTCCGCTGCCAGCTCCACGATCCGCCTGTCCTTCAACCACCCAGTGAAGGAGCTGATCTGGTGCTACGCCAACACGGTCGCTGCCGCCAACAACAGCATGTGGAACTTCTCCACGTCTTGCGCTAACGTGCAGGTGACCGTGTCTTCCAACGCCTTCTCCGTGATCGGCGCCATGCCCCACGAGGTTGGCTGCCCACGCCTGAGCGCCAACATTGTTGCCCTGACCGGCCAGTCCCTGCTGTCCAACACGGTCGGTGGTGTGTACTGGTTCGAGGAGGGTACGTCCAACGCTTGGGGTGCTCTGGCCCAGAGCGGCGGGTGGGAGACGGGTCCTCTGCTCAACTTCAAGGTTATCCTCAACGGACAGGACCGCTTCAAGGAGCAGATCGGCAAGTACTTCAACCAGTACCAGCCCCTGGTCTACCACACGGGCACGCCATATGTTGGTATCTACGTGTACTCCTTTGCCCTGCAGCCAGAGGAGCACCAGCCAACCGGCACGTGCAACTTCTCTCGTATCGACAATGCCCAGGTCGCAGTGAACCTGAAGACCAACTACACGACCCCTCTGCAGAAGATGTTCGCAGTGAACTACAACATCCTGCGTATCCAGTCTGGCATGGGTGGCCTTGCCTTCTCCAACTAAACGAAAAACAAAAAAAAGTCGAAACCGGTTCGCCGGGCTTCGGCCCCAAGATTATTTCAGTAATCTTGGAGTCGAAACTTTACCTTGCTACAACCTTCCATTCAGAATTCGTACATGAAAACTCTTGCTCAATTACCCACGCACAATCCTCTGGCTTGAATGATGGAGAACAGCAGAAGACGTCAATGTAGACCATGTTATCTTCTGGATACGTGTGAGCACTGAAATGGCTCTCAGCCAAGACGAGCACACCCGTTGTACCTATTGGTTCAAATTGGTGAAAAGCCCGGGATACAACAGTAAACCCGCACCTTTCAGCGATTCGGTTCATAATTAATTCAAGATCTTCGCTTCGAGAAACCCAAACTCCATCGACTCGTCCAAGAAGATGTTTCATCTAGTGTCCCATCATTTTATATATAGCCAGTCCTACCGCAAATATGATGTAAATGAGGGCAAAGTAATTCTCACCCTCCTCCGCCTGAGGCGTTTTGTATTCTATGAAGCTTGCAATTCCCAGAGCTGCATACATTACAGCAAATAGCCAGAAGAAAATTGTGTTAAGGTCAGTAGCCATCTATATTATATCTATGGAGAATCTTTCTGGAGCTGATATCATTCGGCAATTAAAAATTGAAAATCCTGGCATAAGTATCGAAGACGTTCTGGACAAAACTCGGGAAATTTTGTTCAAAAGAAAATTGGAAATTGCTGGAGAACATTCAAACGTGTTTCAGTTTCTCAAAGCTCTTATAAAACTCGACATGACTCGTGAAGAGTTGGGACGGGCCCTTCCGGGTCTAAGTCACCTCGATGACGCCATCGAATTCATCAATGAAATCCCGGAGGAAGCCCCCCCGAGTTGCCTCCCCTGGAGAACTGCTGCGAAAGGAAAAACACAAGGTACATCCCGCCAACGACCATGATTGTCGACTTGATTACCTGTGTAGGAATCTTGCGCTGAGATGGCATAAACATAATCTGAATTCCAAATAGAATTATGCCTAGACCCAAAACTAGAATTATAGTAGCAGGTATCATTTAATACTTAAGGACATTTTTATTAATGTGATGAATGAATTACTCGTTCCTGGAGCCTCTGAGTGATTTTGCGTTTATAACTCGTTCTATCCCCCAAGTAGAGCCAGTCCCTGTAGAGCTCGATGAATCTTGGAAGAAGTTTGAAAAAGAGCTTGGAGGGTTCAAAACGCAGTACGCCAAGGCACGTGCTGCGGTCACAATTTCACATTCACGTCTTTCTGCTAAATATGCCGATGTTAATGTTCTCGAAATTGCTTCAAAAGTTCTCAAATCAGCCGACTTAAAGTCGAACCTCTCTACAGTAATAGAACACTTCCAGACTGCAGAGGGTATACCAGAACTGACCAAGGAGTACGGCGAGGCTCTTGGACGCGTTGAAGCTATGAAGCAGATTATGTGCGACACGAATGCTGAAAGGTACGCCCGTTTTACTTGTTTTGTGTGTATGGAGCATCTTGTTGACTGCCTGCTTGATCCGTGTAATCATGTTATGTGTGAGGTTTGTTGGGCAAAAACCAGGAGCACCCAGTGCCCTGGGTGCCGTACAGAGGTTCGAGAGGTTCGTAAAATTTTTACGCTGTCCTAAACGGTCCTGTAACTCAGTTGGTTAGAGTGCTAGTCTTATGAGCTGGAAGCCGCGGGTTCAAACCCCGCCAGGACCACGAGAGCTCGCTCTCTGGGGGGAGTTCGAGGGGGCGCCACCTCGTTAAAAACGGCAGGGGGACGCCCCAGCTGACTTTGGCGCAGTGGTAGCGCATCGGATTGTAGCTCCGCTGGTCGTGTGTTCGAATCACACAAGTCAGAATCGACCTGAGCAAGTCTCTAAAAGGCTCACCTGCTCCTGTGGCCTAATTGGTTAAGGCGTCAGACTGTTAGAGATGAATATTTCATCTCGCCGCCATCTGTAGATTGTGAGTTCAAGTCTCACCGGGAGCGTTTTTCAATTGTGTCCCAATTGAAAAACGTTCTGGAATAAAGATACGTGAAGCTAAAAAGTAATGAGAATCGTACTCAAAGATGGTTCTGTCGAATGCTCATGGGAAGTATTGAACAAGATTACAGCTTTATTCGAAGACTTTCCAACTTCTGATCATATTCCTCTTGATGTAATTTCCAAAAATTCATTTATTAAAATTATGGAATTTGCTGAGACAGGAAAGGTACCTGACGCACCAGTGGATCTCTGGTGCGTCACGAACGAACAGTACGATTATCTCAAGGAACTGTGCCTTGACGCGGATTATCTAGGGTACACTGAAATGTACAATTCAATATGTAAACTTATTGCAAATTCTTTTTGTGGAAAAACAAAGGATGAAATTGAGTTGATACTTAGTTAGCCATGTCATCGGCATCATATTTCGTACCGTTATAAAACGGCATAAATTGATTGTTACTCATGTATCCAGAGCTTGAACGCATGTACCACAAAAGCACAAGGAGGATCATGATCATAATCACCAAAGAATTCTTCATTTTACATTATGCAAATTTTTAATTTATGAGCCACCTCATCTTGTCCTGAGTTTTTGTTTGGAAGAACATGAATATGAAAACCATAAGGGGAAGAGACCTGAGTTCGCCGAGTTCTGAGTGTATGTATCCAGCCGTACCGTCAAAAGGGTAAGGAATTGCCTGTATGAATAACCTGGACCCATAGACTATAGCCGCGACTATTGCAAACTGAACGACAACCTCCAGAAACGTTCTCCACTTGGGATGCGACTTTTTAAGTTCAGGAGTTACCATGTTCAGGAGGCTCGAGACTATGAATGCGAACATGAAGCACATGGCGCCAACCCATGCAACCCCTCCAATACGTATCAGGTGTATCATTTATTTTAGAGTGAGAATATAATGAAGGATCTGGATCTGTTTATGAAGTGGGAGTACGTCTCGGAACTTGATATAAATTTGTACATTTCTGGATCAGAATTTATCAATAACCAGCCAGTGACTGCTGATGACATGAAGGTTCTCATCTCTGATTGGTGGACAAAGTGCAGGAACTTGTACTGCATCATCGACCTGAAGGACATGTCCATTCTCGGACTTGATATTCTCGGTGTTATTTGCCTCGTTCAAGATCTCGAAGATTTCAACAAGGACAACACCATGTTGAAATCTATAAAATTTATTAATTGTAATTTTTTGATAAAGTGGATCTATCGTGGGGTCAGTATAGGTATACCGT